GAGGTGTTCTTGGTCTCACCGGCCCATCCTTGGCGCAGATTTGGGAACTTGTTCCCTGGTCATGGCTTGTGGATTGGTTTACCAATACGGGACTGCTGCTCGCAGCTTACCGTGGCGGGATTCCTTGGCAGTTCAGTGGTCTGAATGTTATGTATCAGACTACGTACACGCTGGAGGGGACCATACCTACGCTACCGGCACACGTGAGTGTGTCGTCACGTAACTTACCGGCTAAAGCGGTCTCGAAAAACCGCATACAGCCCAGTGGATGGACTTATCCTGAATTGCGTATTCCGTACTTAACTGCGGCGCAGTTGTCCATTCTCCTGTCTCTAAGCATAGTCAAATCCCCGAAAGGCACGGTGCCCTAGGGAACTCAACCCTGCTAGCGCTGCGAAGCGCCAGACTGAAGGAAAGCATCTCATGCTCGGAACTTCGATTACAATCACTGTCAATGCTGTGGCAAAGGTTCTAGCTCGAGTCGATGACTCGCAGCCTTACCAAGCCACGTATTACCTCTCTGAGACCACCCGCGACTACACGTGCATCGTTAAACACACGGTGCCGAAGGTTAAGGGAGCCTCGAGAGAGTCGCACCTACTCCGTCTCGACGTCACAGATTACGACGCGAACGGGGCTGCGATCCGCAAGTCGTCCGTTTGGACTGTTCTGGAAACCTCCTTGGGTTCACAAAACGATGTGGATCTGGGATACTTCAGAGCGGGTTTGGCTGGCTTTCTTGATGCCACCAATACCGGGAAGATCCTACAGCGCATTAGTTAGTGCGTTGACTTACACAAATCAGGATATCTTCCGACTTGTGAGAACAGCGATTGTCACCCTCACGGGTGATCAGATGGAATCGGCGGTGACGAACCGACCGATAGGGCGCAAGCCCGACAAGCCATCATAGTCGAAGCATTATTTCCGAGCCTGAACATGCTGCCACCACTCTTAGAGAGATGCCAGTATGAAAAGGTTCAGTCGTGATGCACTACTCCAAGCTTACGAGGCCCTCTTCGAGGACTATACGAGGCTTGAAATTGGTAATGCCCACAACTTTGATCGGGATTCGTCCCGCATCAAATGTATCATCGAGACACGTGGGGAGTATGCGATCTTCGTTGATCTCCCTTCTTATGCAAAGTCTTTCGACCTAGCGATCTCGCGTGGTGATGCGTCGTGGATCGAGATGCCCCTCCTTGGAAAAGGAAAGGGTGTCCCGCCATTTATGCAAGACCAGTTTGCGAGAGTGTTCGATGAGTTTGGCAGCCTTCTGTCTTCACCTTGCCCTACAGCTGTAAAGCTGATTCGGCAGTGCCTGCTCTTGTGCAAGAAAGTTGTATATCCTTGCATAGAGGAGAAGGAACGTGAGACAGTTCGTAGTTTCTTTGTTGTTGACGGCTCTCTTCGGAGTCCCAGCAGCACTTGGTCTGAATTACATGTTAGACCAAGCGAGCAAGTATCGTTCGGAGAGGCATGCGTACGATCGGGCTTACTACCCGACGGGACTGGTTTTATCGCGAGAGGACTTGCAACCGCGCAAGCGGTCTGTGACCTTCTCGTGTCCCAGTTCCCGGCGTTCGCAGCTGACCAAATCGTTGGTAAGCATGGCCCCGGAGCAGTTTCGGATCTTACAGGGGGGGGAGATAAGTATTCTTTCCCTTCCTGGAGTGAACGGCTCGAAAGAGTCTTCCCTCGTGATCTCCATGCCTGCGCAAACCTGGGAGTTGCTCTTGACGAGCGCTCCCTGGCTAGCAGAATGGATGAGGGAGAACTGCAGGTCGATCATCCGTCACGGTTAATCCCGGTCCCCAAGACTGTGGATAAGCCTAGGTTGATTGCCTCGGAACCGACTTCAAATCAGTTTATTCAGCAGGGTATACGAAGATACCTACTGGAGTGTATAGCCGCTACAGACCTACGAAACTCGGTGTCAATCGAGGATCAAGGGCCATCGCGGGTGTATGCGTCAATTGCATCGTTTGACTCACGGTTCTCAACCGTAGACTTGAAAGATGCAAGCGACAGGCTGACTTGCTGGACCGTGGAGCGCGCTTTTCGGCGCAATCCGTCGTTGATCGAAGGCCTCTCGGCCTCGCGATCGATAACGATCACAGCGGAGGACTATGGTGTGAAGCTCGCGCGGCTAAATAAGT